ATCAAGTGGAATTGATTGAGTTGCAATATAAGAAGGAACGTGAGGAACTCGAAAAATCTAAGGCAGCCAACAAAAACTATCAAGAGGATTTAAAACTTCTTGATGAGGTTTACACCGACAAGCGAATCAAAGCCAAGCAAGAGGAGTTCACTAAACTCCGAGCCATCGAAACCAAAATTCGTGATATGCAAAAGGATTTCATTGTTGCTACAGCAGATAAGGACTCAACAGGCTCCATATCTCCGGCAATGCAATTGGCAAAAGATTACACGGATGCCATTGATGAAATCCAAGACCGCTATGCGAACATGACTGATGAATTCGTCAAAATGGACAAAATGCAACAGCAACATTATATCGATGTACTTAAAGCCAAAGGCATCACCTTTGATGTGATGGAAGATGGTCGAATTGCTTTCACAGAGCAAACAAATGCTGAAATTTTGGCCAAGAATCAAGAGTTCATGCAAAAGGCATTAGAGCAGCATCGCACATTAGCTGATGAGAAATGGGCGATTGATGAGGCTATGCGAACACAAAACTTCGAGGCCTTACAAACTGCCTTGACTGATGAATATGTTGCCATGCAACAGAACTATGAACTTCGCAAGCAATTGATGGAAGAATATCAACAGGCTGTGATGGATAGCCATTGGAATGGACAGGCTGTGATGTTCGAGGCCATGAGTGCCGGCATCGATAAGATGCAAGAAGGCATCTCCGGTCTTTTACAAGGCACTATGTCAGTTACACAGGCTTTCCAAAACATGGGCAAGGCAATCCTTAAAACCATCGCTGATAGCGTGGCTCAATGGATTGCAGCACAAGTGAAACAGGCTGTATTTGGCAAGATGCTACAATCTCAACAAACTGCAACGAGTATCGCAGCAGCACAGGCACAAACACCGGCATGGGCAACATTGGCCCAACAAATGGCAATGGCTACATTTGGCATGAGTGCCACAGCCGGATTGGCCGCATATCAGGCCTCAACAGCAGCCGGATTGGCCACTACAACATCCTTGAACTCTGTGAACAGCGGTGGTTTTAGCAGTTTTATGGATGCTAAGTCTATGCCTAAAATGGCGAGTGGCGGTCTAGCATATGGCCCAACAATCGCACAGATTGGTGAGGGTAGATATGAAGAGGCTGTAATCCCATTGTCTGATACTGTGTTCGACAGATTAGGCGAAGGCATCAGCAATGCAAGTGGTGGCAAAGGTGCAAGCGGTGGCATCACATTCAATGTGAGTGCTATCGATTCCGAAAGTTTCGGTTCGTTCCTTGAATCTCGTGGCGGTAGGGCATTAAGACAATTCATGGTCAACCAAGATAGAGAGTTCATTGGAACAGAAGGCACATGGTAGGTGATTTATGGCAGATTATAAAAAATTTCCAAATATCACATCATTAGGGTGGAAATCATCCAAAGCACAGAAGTGGGATACTAAGGTTAAGACTTCCGGAAGTGGTAAGGTGCGAACCATGACCACATGGAACTATCCTCAGTACACCATCACGACTGAATTTGAGGTCTTAACTCCGGAGCAATACAAGGAGTTGATGGGGTTCTATTCACAAGTGAAGGGTGGCACAATCCCATTTCTTTGGCTAGATCCGGAAGATAACACCGAGAAGGGTATTCAGCTTGGTGTGGGTTCAGATGGCTCATGGCAAGCTGTTCGCAAGTTCGGTGATTATCTCGAACCGGTGTATCACGTTGAGAATCTGAAACTCTATGCCAATGGCTCGCCAATAAGAGCGGTGAGTGATAAGGGAGTGATTAGGTTGGCAGCCGGTCAAACAGTTGCACCTAACTCCGTAATCACAGCCGACTACACATATTATTGGCTCGTTCGATTCAGCGGAGATATGACAGCCGAATATGTTTATACAAATGTGTACAAATCCAAATCATTCAAATTAGTAACTACACGATAGGGGGCAAATATGAAGGAAGTTAGTGAGGTGCTAAGGAATCACCTTAACAACGAGAAACACTTTAATAGCTGCGACCTCTACGAGTTGCGATTGAAGAGTGGTGTTTCTTATTATTGGTCAGAATCTGAGGCGAGTGTGTCTTATGATTCTAAAATCTATAAAGGCGATGGCCCAATTATAGTGCGTGATAAGATTGCCACTAATAGCACAGTTAGTGTGGATAAAATGACTGTTAGCATCTCGACTGATGAACGAGATAAGATTGGCGGTGTTCCGATTATGGCGGTAGCACACAATGGTGGTTTTGATGGTGCAGAGTTCACGCTCAAACGAGCATTCTTTGATGATGCCAACAAAATCATCGGTGTTATTGGACTGTTTACAGGATTGTGTGAGGTATCGCAAGGCGGGGGCCTCACATTAAAACTGAATGTAAAGTCCATAGTGCAAAAGCTAAACATCGAATACCCTAATCGTAGATATTATCCTCAATGCCCTTACAGTATCTATTCCAAAGAATGCGGAGTTGATATCCACAACTATCGCAAGAAAGGGAAGGTTACAGCATTAGCCGGCACCAATGCAATTCGCATTGATGTGCCATTCGCTAATGGCTATTATGCTGCCGGTGGCATTGATTGGATAACAGGCCCATTGGCCGGACAATCCACTCAGATTCTAAAGTCTGATAATGGTGTGATCGTTTACATGAGTGCGCTCGAAATTGCACCGAAGGTCGGAGATACATTCTATATCTTTGCCGGATGCGATAAGACAGCAAATGACTGTAAGAATAAATTCAATAATTTCAGTAGAAACAGGGCAACACCTTATGTGCCATTGAAGGAGAGCATACGATGAGTAATTTGAGCGTTGGTCAACGCATTTCAGATGCTGCCAAGAAGTGGCTAGGCACTCCTTACATGAACAATACAATGGTTCGTGGTGTAGGTGTTGATTGTGCTTATTTGCTCGTTGCAGCATTAGTTGATAGTGGTGTGATGCGAGCGGATTGGCTAGAAATTGAAAACTATTCAAATGAATGGCACTTGCATCATTCCGAGGAGAAATATCTCAAATATGTTCAGCAAGTGGCAGATGAGGTGGATATGACCTCTCCAATCAAGGAAGGTGATTTCCTTCTCTACCAATATGGCAGATGCATCAGTCATGGTGCCATATATGTGGGTGATGGCCTAGTTATTCATTCCTTTGTGGATTATGGGGTTATTTACTCGAAATTAGATGATTCTCTGTTCTTCGATAAGAAGGGCAGACCTCGTTTGAGGGCGGTTTATAGGTACAGAGAGGAGCAATAAGATGGGTTTCTTGTTCAGTAGGGGTAGAAATACCACAAATAGAGCCGATATGATTGCCGATTTCCAAATCAACACCGCATCATATGGCGAGGTAGTGCCGGAGATTCTAGGCACAACTCGTGTGAGTGGGAACATCATTGATTATGAGGATTTCACAGCACACGAGCATAAAAGCACTACACGGACAGGCAAAGGCGGTGGCTCGAAACACACCGAGATCACTTACACTTATACTGTAGCAGCAGCCATTGGCTTATGCGAAGGCCCAATCAAGGGCATCGGTAAAGTGTGGCGAGATAAAGAGGTTTACCAATACCCTAATGAGAAAATCGAACTAACACTTTTCAAAGGTGATTATGGTCAAACTCCGTGGCCTTATATGTTATCCAAGCATCCGGATAAGGCGATGCCTTATAGTGGATTGGCATATATGGCCGGTGTAGTCGATTTAGGTGATAGAGGGAGCCTTCCTCAGTATAACTTCGAGATTCAAGGGAAACTCCTCGAAACAGGCGATGGAGTCGATGTGAATCCGGCTGATTACATTGTCCATGTACTGCAATCTGTTGGCGCTGATGTGGTGATTGATGGGATTGATAACTTCCGAGCGTATTGCAAGGCAGCTGATATCCTAATCAGCACACCACCGAATCAGAAGAGTGCGAAAGCACAGCAAGTCATCAATGATATTGCGGAAATCACTAATAGTTTGGTCTTTTGGTCTACTGACCGATTGAAGATTGTACCATTAGCCGATAAGCCTATCGGAGATTGGACACCGGCAAACCAAATCCAATATGATTTGACAGCAGATGACTTCATTGCCGGCTCTGATGGTCAACTTATTTTGTACAAGCGAAAGGATTCGAGTGAGGCCTATAATGAGGCTACAGTTGAGTTCATTAATCGTGCAAATAGCTATGAGAAGGAAACTGTGTCCTTCGAGGTAGTTGCTGATGTTCAGCGAAATGGCTTGAAACCGGCATCAAAGAAAACAGCACATTATCTTTACACGAAAGCACGAGCGCAGTATTATGCAGAGCAACTAGCTATGAAACGCTTGTATGCTAAAACGCAGTACACATTCAGATTAGATTGGGCCTTTTGTGCATTAGAGGTTGGTGATTTGGTAACACTCACCGACAAATCATGCCAATTAGACCATCAAATCGTTGTGATCACATCAGTAAACGAGGCGGCCGATGGGCAACTCGAACTGACAGCGGAAGGCAAGCCGGCCGGCACATATGCTCCGGCTAAATACAACGTGCATGAGAATGAAAGACCTTTCGTGGACTACAATCAAGAGGCTCCAAGTGTCAATGATGTGGCGATATTCCAAACAGTTGGTGATGTTGGTGGCAATCAGATATTTGTGGGGGTAAATGCTCCAAATGGTTGGGGTGGATGCTCCGTGTGGCTATCTGACAATGACCAAACATATCAACGCATAGGCAATATCTCGCAACAGGCTCGAATGGGGCGCACAAAATATGGATTTGCTCAGAATGGTAACTTCTGCAATGTAACCATAAATCAAGGTGTGCTAAAAAGTGGCACTCACATTGATGCGGAACGTGGCAATACACTCTGTTGGGTGAATGGTGAGGCTCTCAGCTATGAGAATGTTGAAGTACATCCAAATAATTGGTTCACGCTGCAAGGATTGGTTCGAGGTCAATATGGTACTAACGCAATCAATCACAATGCGGATGAAAGGTTCGTTCGTGTAGATGAGGCTTTATTCCGATATCCGTATCGGAAGGAAGATATTGGCAAAACAATATATCTCAAATTTACATCAATGAACTTATTCGGAAGTAATGAGCAAGGTCTTGATGAGGTTCAATCTTATCAATATACTATCGTGCCTTATTACATTCCGGAAGTGTCCAATGTAACACTCTTCACTAAATACTACGAAATAGGCAATGGTGTCCTTTCCTTTGATGTGGTGGCTCAGTTTGATGTGCCGCCAATAAACAGCTTGGATACAGTCGAATTATGGTATCGTGAGCCGAGTGGCACATGGAAATATGGTGGCTCCGGCAATGGTCAAATCACAGTAAGTGGCTGCGAATTAGGGCATACATACGAAGTAAAATTGAAGGTCAAAGACTCTCATGGCAACACTTCGCAAGGGGTTACAAAGTCCATTACTGTGGCGATGAAAACCGAGGTGCCTAATGCACCGCAAGGATTCTCCATCTCATTCAGCGATATGGCACACTTCAATTGGTTAGAGGTTAGAAATGCGGATATCGATTTCTATGAACTCAGACTTGATTTGAAAGTTGGCCAAACTGATGGATTGATTGGTCGAAGCAATAACACAACCTATAGTGGTATATTGAAGAATCGAAGCGGTAAAGTGTACCTATACGCACATAACCCATCAAAAGGCTATGGCGCACCTTCCGAAGTAACATATAATGTTCCACAACCTAAGAAACCGAGCCAAGTGCAAGCGGTTGGCAGTATGAATGGTGTTGGGGTATCTACAGAGTCAATTCCTGTTGGATGCAAAGGCATGAATGTCTATGTTGGTTCCAAAGTTTATTTCACACCTAATAATGTGATAAGTATTCCATTAGATGCCGGAGTGTATTCAGTAAGTGTTGCGTTTACTGATATA